AAGAGTATGACGGCTGGAAAGTGTTAGATAAGGATACAAGGGAGCATGTATATTTAAAACTATCTCTTGATGACTTAAAAATAATGGCTTTACATATGCAGGAGCAGGTCACAAAGGCATTAAAAATGGAAAGCAGCTTGATAGCAAAATTAGAAACTTTATCAGACGAAGAACTAAAGCTATTTAATGCAAGAGAAGAATTTGAAAAAATCTGGAACAGTTAAGGAGGTAATATGCAGCTTGAAAAAAACAAACTATACATTAGCTTTCATAGGCCAAAATCAATTATCGGTTTGTTGATATCACTAAGAACATTAGGGAAATATTCACATTGTGAGTTTGTGTATAACGATTATGTTTATCTAAGCAATCCTGGTGGAGTTCGTATCAAGCCTTTTATTTATAAAGACAACATGGATATTTACGAACTTGATAGTCATATAGAAATCCCGATTGTGCTTGAAGAGTTTAAAAGATTAAAGGGAAAAGGTTACGATTACTGGGCAATATTTTTAGCTCAATTGCTGGAACTGGGAATAGAGCATAAGGACAAATACTTTTGTTCAGAATTATGCTTACATCTGATTAACAAAGGACTGGACGATAGCTTGACTTACAACTTAAAGACATTAAAAGAAAGTGCATTTAGTCCAGTAAAGCTATTTAAATATTTAAAATTTATGGAGTTATTAGGAAAGGAAGTGAAATAGTGGATAGATTTGAAAAATTTTTAGATTATATTTTCGAAGTCGAAGGTGGATTTACTGATGATGAAAATGACAGAGGTGGAGCGACAAACTTTGGTATAACACATGATGATGCAGAAAAGTATCTTGGTTATACAGGGGATATGAGAGACTTTAAAAAGTCAGATGCAGAAAAAATATATGAAAAAGTATATTATTGTGGGAATCATATTGACAAAATAACGGATGACAGAGTAGCTTTATCAATATTTGACTGGGCTGTAAACAGTGGAAGAAGAGGAATTAAAAAGGCTCAGATTGTAGCAAATAAATTTGGTGCTAATCTGATTATAGACGGAATAATCGGAAACAAAACATTGGAAGCGATAAACAGTATAAATCCTGAAGCGTTTTTGAAAGAGTATCATGAGCTGCAGAGAGCTTTTTATAAAAATCTTGCAG